TCAAAAGTTTATCGAATCGCTTGTAATTGTCATGATGAATCTCACAATCATAATATATGGATAGAAGCGGACGATCATGATATTGTTGTAAACATCTACACCACAGGTAAAACAAACTGGTGGTCAAAAACACGATGGCATCATATTTGGACATTGTTAACTAAAGGTTATATTGACACTGAATCTAGTGTACACCTAAATAAGCAACAGGCACTTAATTATGCTGAAACTTTAACAACCGCCATTGCAGATGTAGAACAGTTTAGAAAGGAATATGATGCAAAACGCCAAAGCAATAGCTGATGACTTGATTTTTCGAATGAAAAATAGTACAATGCAGTGTTTCGAGATTAAACGTGATGTTGGACCAAACTGGTTGCCTATTGGAACCGTTCCGTTTGATATTACTGCATCCAATGGCATTGCTATATTTAAAGTATATGCAGAATTTTTGCAAGATGCAGAAGATCAAGTAACACAATTTTTAGAACAGGATCAAGATGAGTAAATTAAAAGTAGCTGAACTATTTTACAGCATACAGGGTGAAGGACGCTTTATGGGTGTTCCTAGTGTTTTCTTGCGTACATTTGGATGCAATTTTAAATGTGCAGGTTTTGGTATGCCGCGTGGTGAACTTAGTAAGGAAGTAGAAGACATTGCAGAAGTTGTTCATATGTTTAACAAGTATGAAGACTTACCGTTAGTCAGTACAGGATGTGACAGCTATGCCAGTTGGGATCCAAGATTTAAAAACTTGAGCCCGATGCTTACTAGTGATGCTATTGCTGAGCGCATTATGGAAATATTGCCATACAAAACCTGGTTAATGGAACACTTGGTTATCACAGGTGGAGAGCCTTTATTGGGTTGGCAACGTGCTTATCCCGAGCTGTTAGATCATCCCTACATGAAATCATTAACAGAGATCACATTTGAAACTAATGGTACTCAAGCATTAACACCAGAATTCAAAGAATATCTACAAGATTGGTCCACTCGAGATGGATTCTTTAAGGGTGTTACTTTTTCTGTTAGTGCTAAACTTAGTAATAGCGGTGAGAGTCGTGCAGAGGCTATTAAGCCAGAAGTCGTTAATGAATATCAAGATGCAGGTGCTACCTATTTAAAATTTGTAGTGGCAACAGAGGAAGATGCCGAGGAAGCGATTGAAACTGTGGATATTTATAGAGAAAACGGATTTGAAGGTCCTGTATACTTAATGCCAGTCGGTGGCGTTGAAAGTGTGTATACTTTAAATAATCGTCGTGTTGCAGATTTAGCTATGAAGCATGGCCTTCGTTACAGCGATAGACTACAAGTTCCGTTATTTAAAAATGAATGGGGAACCTAATGAAAAAATTCATACAAAAATTGTTTGGTATTACCAAATTAATTGAAGAGAAAGAAAAAGCGCAGGAAGAAACTAAAAAAGCGCAGGAAGCAGAGGCTGTCGCCAAAGCTACTCCTAAAGAACGTGCTACTGCCAAAGGTGAACCTTGGGTAGCTGTATTAGATACACATGTCAATAAAGATAATATTCGAAATGGTTTTTTTGAGCTTGACTGGAATGCCGAGTTTGTGCTACAATTGAAACAAGCTGGATACGGTTTTGATGGTGACCCGGAAGAAGAGATTGTAGATCGCTGGTTCAGAGATTTAGCAGGCAATATGCTAGCCGAAGCTGGACAAGACACATCAAGAGTATCTGGTGGTTATATTAACGTAAACAGACTAGGAGGCGGCAAGGCCGCTGTAGAATGACACATATCATTGTTGATACCGCTAACACGTTCTTTCGTGCTAGGCATGTAGTGCAAGGTGATGCCGAAATTAAACTTGGCATGGCCTTTCATATTACCTTTAACAGTATCAAAAAAGCCTGGCAAGACTTCGGTGGTAGTCATGTAGTGTTCTGTCTTGAAGGTCGTAGCTGGCGCAAAGATCATTATGCTCCTTATAAAGCTAATCGTGCAGAAACCCGTGCGGCTATGACACAAAAACAACAAGATGAAGACAAGTTGTTCTGGGAAGCATTTGATCAGTTTAAAGACTTCATTACAGAAAAGACTAACTGTACTGTAATGCAACATCCGCAATTAGAAGCAGATGACTTAATTGCAGGTTGGATACAAAGTCATCCTGATACAAAACACGTTATTATTTCGACAGATGGAGACTTTGCACAACTGGTAAGCCCCACTGTAAGTCAATACAACGGTGTCGGCGATTTACATATTACACACGAAGGAATCTTTGATGCTAAAGGTAAACCTGTTAAAGACAAAAAGACAGGCGAACCTAAGCCTGCACAAGATCCAGAGTGGATGCTATTCGAAAAATGCATGCGGGGTGACACAAGCGATAATGTCTTTTCGGCTTATCCAGGTGTACGCACGAAAGGGTCAAAGAATAAAGTTGGTCTCCAAGAGGCATTTGCCGATCGTAAAACTCGCGGATATAATTGGAACAACCTCATGTTGCAACGTTGGGTAGATCATAACGGTGCCGAACATCGTGTACTTGAGGACTACCAACGTAATGTACAACTATGTGATCTTACTGCGCAACCCGATGAAATTAAAGTAAAGATTAAAGAAACAATTACCAAAAATGCAGTACCCAAGACAGTAGATCAAGTTGGTATTCGTATGCTAAAATTCTGTAATGCGTGGGATATGAAAAAGATCGCAGACAATATTCAAACATACGCAGAGCCATTCCAAGCAAAGTACAAGGAGTCCTAAATGGCACAAATGAGGCAGTATAATGAAATGTGATACTTGCGGAGAAGAAATAAAAATTGGATGCGATTGGCGCCAGGGCCGTTGTCCGCATCGTCAACCAATGCTAACAGATTATCATTTTAGATATTTTAATCTGTTACAAACAATTAAAGGATGGTTTAAAAAATGACAGAGATACACGCAAAGCCAATCGTAGATGGAAAATTTTGGATCGTTGAACAAGACGGCAATAAAATCGCCACACTACACAAAAAAGAAAATAATAAGTTTGTCCTAAGCAGTACATCAGGTGAAGTAATGTTTAATAAGAAACAAGATCTCACTAAACAATTTGGCAATGATTTCTTTTTAACCAGTACAAAAATTAAAGTCACTCAACCAGAAGTATATGAGTGTCATGGTTATCCAACATCGTGTCAACCTTACAATAATATGTATGACGTTCGACGTAAACTACCGTTGTTTACTAAGAGTAATGCCAGTAAGAGTTTATACTGTGCAGGATATTATGTCATTAAATTTGATAAAGGATGGGTTAAATCATTTTGTCCTAAAGCAATTACCATTGAACGCTATCCCAGTAAAGGTCCGTTCAAATCAGAACTAGAAATGAAGATGGTACTATCAAATGCAAAATCAGATTAATCTAACTCCTATAACACAATTTTCTCAACTACTTAGGGCGGCTGAATTAAGCCAATCGAAGGAAGTTAAAATGACTGTACAACAGGCAAGATTGTTGAACCTAGCACTAACAGAAATGCAAGATAAACTAATACAAGACTACGAAAGTATGTATAATTTATTAAAAAACAGCATAGATACTGAGGTAATAACTGTTTCCATGGACGGTGGGGACTTTAAAGCACCGGGTTAAAGGATAAATATATGCGTATATTATTGAGGTACGCATTGTGTCAAGACCTAAACCAAAAATATTGTTAGAGTACACTAGCAAGAAAACTTATAAAGCTGAACAAGTTCTAGAGGCCGAAGCCATCTGGGCTGTGTTCTATAAAAACGAACCCTTCAATTTAAAATCGTTCAACAGCCTTACGAGCTATCCCGGACCAAAATATAAGAAAGTTAGTTTTTCAAATCCAGGCCATGCACATAATTTGGCAAAGAAATTGAATTTAACATTTGGCACTGAAGATTTCCAAGTAGTCAAATTGACCCAAGGTACCATTGTGAAATGATCACACGGGATGCCCTAACCAAAATATTTTTACAGCAATGGGGCAAAACTATAGACGATGTCAATGTTAAAATGTTTTCACGCAAATGGTGGCAAAGCACTAGAGTCGGAAAACAATCTGCCTTTAGACTTAGCGATGAAGGTTTTGAATTTTTAACAACAGATTTGGATTTAAAATGCTACGATATTCCATTTACCGAACCAATCGAACTAAGTCCCCAAACAATTATATTTTTGGAAAGATACGTTGATTGCCCTTACTATCTTACTCAAGAAAGTATTACTGTGTTCTCTGAACGCAAGAGTTTTGAGCTAATGTTGTTTAGTGACGACATCCGCAAATTTGGCTTGATTAAAGCTATGAACGAGCGTGAAAAAGACCTAGATACTTCAAATCCTGATTGACAATTCTATCTATTGACACTATAATACTTACATAGCGTAACAAATTTAGTTCAACTTTAATTTTCATTTTAGATAGGAAACAAAATGGCATCAGAACTTGTCACTCGTACAGTAGGCCCAAAAGGCGCAAAAAAATCTCTGCGTAAAGCGTTTAAAAACAAGCGTCCAATTTTTCTATGGGGTCCTCCCGGAATTGGTAAATCCGACATTATTAAGCAACTTGGTGTTGAGCTAGATGCCCATGTAATTGATGTTCGTTTGAGTCTTTGGGAACCTACTGATATTAAAGGAATTCCATATTTTGACTCTAATGATGGCACTATGCGCTGGGCTCCTCCTAGCGAGTTGCCTGATGCAGAAATGGCTAAAAAACACAAAACTATCATTTTATTCTTAGACGAAATGAATAGTGCGGCTCCTAGTGTACAAGCCGCGGCTTATCAATTAGTGCTTAATCGCCGTGTTGGAACTTATCACTTGCCAGACAATGTTGTACTAGTTGCGGCGGGTAACCGTGAAACTGACAAGGGCGTTACATTCCGTATGCCTGCTCCGTTGGCTAACCGTTTTGTTCACTTGGAAATGACTGTAGAGTGGGACGACTATTTTGAATGGGCGGCTGAAAATCGTATTCATCAAGACGTAGTCGGATTTTTGAGCTTTAGCAAAAAAGACTTGTATGACTTTGATCCAAAATCTAGTTCACGTGCTTTTGCTACTCCACGTAGTTGGTCGTTCGTGAGCGAATTGTTGCATGACGACGATTGCGATGTGGATACACTAACAGATTTAGTATCAGGTTCTGTAGGTGAGGGTCTTGCTCTTAAGTTCATGGCACACCGTAAACATGCCAGTAAAATGCCTAATCCAAGCGATATTTTAAGTGGCAAAGTTAAGAAAATGGACTCAAAAGAGATTAGTGCAATGTACAGTTTGACCGTGTCTTTATGCTACGAGCTCAAAGATGCATGCGATAAGAAAGCTAAAAATTGGAACGATCAAGTCAACAACTTCTTCCAGTTTATTATGGACAATTTTGAAACAGAATTGGTCATTATGGGTACTAAATTGGCTTTGAGCACTTACAAGTTACCGTTGGATCCAGATGAAATCAAATGCTTTGATGACTTCCATGCCAAATACGGTAAGTATATTAGCCAAGCAACAGAGAAGTAATTTGATTTGGTAAAGATTGACAGGACCTTTGGGTCCTGTTATAATATATATACAGTAACAAATTAGGAGCAAGAATGTCGCATACTGATCCAATTATAGATAAAATTATCGTAGCTCGTGTAGGGCTATTACTCCGTCATCCGTTCTTTGGCAATATGGCAACACGCCTAAAGATTCAAGAAGGAACTGATTGGTTACCTACTGCCGCAACCGACGGACGTACCATTTATTTTAATCGAGAATTTTTTACACCACTTAGTGTTAAGCAGGTTGAGTTTGTAATTGCACACGAAATTTTGCATAATGTGTTTGACCACATGGGTCGTAAAGAAGGTCGTGATGCACGTATCTTTAACATTGCCGCTGACTATTGTGTTAACGGACAATTGGTACGTGACCGTATTGGTGATCACGAAATTAAAGGTATCACAATTTTCCATGATTCTAAATACTACGGTATGGGTGCTGAAGAAGTTTACGATAAAATCTTTGACGAAATGGACGAAGATGAACTCAATGCACTTGGTCAATTATTAGACGAACACATTGATTGGGGTGAAAAAGATCCTAGCGGTAATCGTCCTCAATATACTAAAGAAGAACTAAAACAAATTCGAGACGAGATGCGTGAAGATACAATGCAGGCTGCACAGGCCGCAGGTGCAGGTAATACACCAGCTAGTGTACAACGCATGATCAAAGAACTTACTGAGCCTAAGATGAATTGGCGTGAAATCTTGCGCCAACAGATCCAAAGCACTATTAAAAACGACTACTCGTTTATGCGTATGAATCGTAAAGGTTGGCATATGAGTGCAATTCTTCCAGGTACACAATTTCAAGAAACAATTGATATTTGCGTGGCAATTGACATGTCGGGTTCGATCGGTGATGCACAGGCTAAAGATTTCTTATCCGAGATCAAAGGCATTATGCAAGAATACAAAGACTTTAAGATCAAGGTGTGGTGCTTTGATACTAAGGTATATAATGAACAAGACTACGATGGTTACTCGATGGACGAGTTTGATGAGTACGAGCCCATGGGCGGTGGTGGCACCGAATTTGATGCCAACTGGGAATATATGAAAGAAAATGATATCCAACCTAAGAAGTTTATCATGTTTACTGATGGTTATCCTTGGGGTAGCTGGGGTGATGAAGACTACTGCGATACAGTATTCATCATACATGGCAACGATAAGATTGTTCCACCATTTGGGGAATATGCCTACTACGAAATGGAGAAGGCTACAGCATGAGTCTTAAAAACGGCAAACCCAACGCCTTAAATTATTTTGGATTAAGGAAAGTTGAATTTGCCGCTCCCCATTTTAGGTATACTACTATTGATCGCTACAATGTTAATCTAATCAAGAATATCGACTCCTGGATACTAAAAAATTTAAATAATAGGTATTATATCGGTCAATCTTTAGGGTTAGATAATACCAATACTATTATCCACACTATTAAGATAGGATTTGAAAGTGAAAAAGAACTTAGTTTCTTCACGATTGCATGTCCACATTTACAGACGAGATAATTATATTAGTACATACTAAGGAGATACTATGTCAGACGAAATTCAAAAACAACCGGAAGCACAACCGGAAGCACAACAAGGTGCAGATCAGGCAGGTGCAGACCTAACAATTAATGATTTAAATGCAATGAAGACTATCATCGATATTGCTAGCCAACGTGGTGCATTTAAACCAAACGAAATGGTAGCAGTGGGTACAACCTACAATAAATTATCTACATTTTTAGATACAGTTGCCGCACAACAAAAAGCACAACAGGCAACCGCTCCGGCTGCTCCAGGAGCATAATATGGCCGAACTCAAGCACGTTGGTAGAATTATTTCTACCAAACAGCGATGCCTAGTTGCATACCGTACACTTCCGGGTGAAAGCGATAGTTGCCTGGTGATCCCAACTGACGCATTAAGCGATAGTTATCATAACAGCATTATCAACCTAGTAGAAGGGCAAGCTGGCCAAGACGCTAATGAATTTGCCGATGTACTGATGCGCTCAACTTTCACTGATGGCTCAAACATGTTGGTTTGGTTACATCAAAACGGTCGTTTACTTAAGATGGGAACTTCAGCTATAGAAATGAATCCAACTCCGGGCGTTACTGTTCAGCTGAGTGAACTTAATCAAATTATTGCCGAACAAAAGGGTGTTGCAGTAGGTGATCTTGCTGTTAGACCACAATTTGAAGAACGCAATTCTACGGCAGCTAAAGAAGTAGCAAAGGTAGATGCTCCTAGTGAAGCAACGCCAACCGCTACTGCCACTGTAGAGTTAACTCCAGAAGCGCAGGCTAAAGAGTTTCGTAGCCAAGCTGATAGGTTAGCCAAACAAGCAGCCGAAATGCGTCGCAAAGCCGAGGAGTTGGTTCCGACCAAAAAATCCAAGTGACATTACAGGGAAGAGTTCTTCCCAAGGATGTCATAGATCATTGGCCAGAAGTATTTGGTGACGTACAGTTAAATGTCGTACCGCTTAGGTATCTCCATACCGTACTGGTCAATTTTAAGGATGGCAAAACTTGGGAAATTAAGATTACGTCAGATACCAAACGCAAAGGATGGAAGGCTTTTGAAAAGAACCTTTGCGAGTTGGTTAAAAATTATGACGATAGAGTTGACAATGTTGATTTTAAACTAGATACTAAAAGAGTTCGAAAAGACATTGAACTAAGCACCCAAAAATTCCTTAAGAAAAAGAAGCTATAAATAATGCATGTTCGACTACTCAGTTACTCCCAACCCACACAGGAATTCGCAGATCTTGGCATTGAAGATGCACAAGAACTCATTGCGTATTGCGCCCGTGTCAGCAATCCCTCCAATCAACTCAATACAGAAACATCCGAAAAACTCATCAGATACTTGGTCAAACACCAACACTGGTCACCACTCGAAATGGTCTCCGCCTGTATCGAAATCTCCACAACAAGAGATATTGCACGACAGATCCTTAGACATCGTAGCTTCAGCTTTCAAGAATTCAGTCAGCGATATGCTGACCCTACTAAAGACCTGTCGTTTGTACTGCGAGAAGCACGACTCC